TCTTATGTGGGAACCAGACAAAAAGATTATTGATGGAGGTATTGCTAAGACACCTCGTTTTTGGATAGTATCAAATACCCGTGTTCAGTCAAAAGAAAATCATTGGAATGAATTGAAAGCAGAAGTTCCACGCGAACTAATAGCAAGACGTGCTGGAAAGTATCGTATCAACGAATCAGACCTAGAAATCGAACTAATTAACGGAACTATTATTGAACTCAAAGGAACAGAAAACGAAGATGGTCTTAGAGGATCAGGTCTCGCTGGCGTAGTCATGGACGAATGTGCCTTCATGAAACCAGAAATATGGACACAAATTATCAAGCCAATGTTATTGGACACTCAAGGATGGGCGTTGTTTATTTCAACCCCTAAAGGTCCAAATTGGTTTAAAGATATCTATCAAATGGGTGTTGATAATTCATCAACCTATAATAAAGACTGGAAGTCTTGGCATTATACTTCTTACGATAACCCTACTTTCGGACCAGAACAAATTGCTGAACTCGATCATCAACAAGCTACCTTATCAAATGAAGAGTTCAAGCAGGAATACATGGCTGACTTCGTTACCTTCAAAGACTTAATTTATAAAGACTTTGATTTTGACATTCATGTCATCGAACCTATTGATATTGAAAGAGGACATTATGTATTTTACCGTTCAATCGACTTTGGATATAAACATCCTACCACTTGTGTTTGGATAGCTGTCGACAAAGAAGAGAAATGGTATGTGTTTGATGAATTCTGCCAATCAGAAACATCAACTGAACACAATACTGGAGTCATCAAATCAATTCATCCAGAGTTAACTTATGAAGCAACTTTTGGAGATCCTTCAGCAGCTCAATTAATCGAAGACTACGAAAAATATGGAATTTACATTACCCCAGCTTCAAAATCAATGAAGACTTCTTTAACCCAATGGGTTAATTTAGGTATTTCAAAGGTCGCCGAAAAACTAAAACTTAAACCAGATAGAAACGGAAAAATGATTCCTGATTTATTTGTTTTTAATAGTTGTACTCATCTTATTGAGGAATTTCAATCTTATCGTTGGAAAGAACAACCAGACTCTACCAAAGCTATCGCAGGACAACCAGTAAAAGTACACGACGACGTCGTTGACGCTCTTCGTTACTTCGCTGTATCAGTCAGCGAACCATTCTCTCGAATGGAAAATACTTTTAATATTCCTCAAGATGATTTGTTTCCAAAAGGACTTTACATTTAATGAAAGAAGAACCTAAAGTTTGGATGCCACCAATGGCTCCTAAATATGAAAGATTAGCTCTAGAACTAGAGACTCAACCAAATGCGGACATTTTGGTTAAGTTAATTGAACATGTCCGCGACAATGATTACCCACGTTACTTATTAGTGGAAGAACTTCGTTCAGCCAGACTAGGATATTTCGCAAGAAAAGTTCAAATTGGTTGGTACGACATAAACAAAAAATGAAAATAAACGTAGAAGATGTCAAAAATTATCTCGCTGCTACCAGAACAGGGCAGAGAGTTTGTTATATATGTGGAGAAGTTGAGCCTGAGTGTGGATTCACCCCACTCCTCCAAGTGAATGTTGATTACAGTGAAATCTCAAGAGACCTCTGTAATGAATGCTATCGTTCCCTTTGGGACAATGCTCAAGTTTCCGATGAAAGACCCGAGGATGCTTGGGGACTTAAAAGATAATGGAAGTAAACGAAAAAGAAATACTACAAGCGTTTGACAAGAATCGTCCATATTTAATCGATATAGAAAAACTTGTCACAAGAATTAAATACGGCATGTTAAATATTAGTTTAACTATCCATGATTCAAAGGTTACTGGGTTTGCTTTTCAATCTACTCAAAAAGTTAGATATGAAGTAGGCCAAGGTGGAGCCATGGTAAGAGTTTCCGAAGAATTGCCAAATCCTAACTTAAAAATTGATGAGCAGGTTTGACAAGATGTTTAATTTAACCGATAATAAAATTAGTTACACACGCAAAATAGATCACTATATGCTCCCGATTTTTTGGGGGCTTTTTTGCGTAAAAAAAGGAGAAATTTAATGGCTACCAGAGGAAGACCAACCAACAACAAAAAAGAAAAAGAAATGGATGATAAGTATGAAGAATATAAACTCTCCAAAGAATCTTCAGAAACCGATATCCGTAGTATTCTAGGTCAACACTCAATTGACTCAGAGGCAGCTATGAATAAATTTACTACTAGCTGGGATGAGAAGGAAGCTATGTTGATATGTCGTCTTAAAGATGAAATTTCAACTAAAGGAAAAGTACATTCAGGAGTTTTTGACCCACGTTTGTCTACTATTGTATTCGAACGCGCTGCTCGTGTTATGGCTCAAAACCCTTCAGGTAAAGCTTATGCTGTATCAGAAAATGATATGGGTAAAAACCAATTTATGAATCTCTTATTGAGATATTACCAAAAGAACGCCAATATGTGGCATTCAATGGTTATCAAATCTCGTATGTTGGATTTGTATTCCTTGGTTTACGGAACAATGTTTGCCTTAGTTACTTGGGTAGTTGACCCAGCTAGAGATTACATTGGACCTGAAATGGTACCGTTACCTATTAGAACATGTTTCCCTCAACCAGGAGCAACTTCTATTAACGACTGTGATTGGTTCCAAGTTTCTTCAATGAAGAATATGTCTTGGTTAAAATCCCAAGCAAAGAAATCTCCAAAATGGAAAAATGTTGATAAGCTTGAAGCTTACGTTTTAGGTGATAAATTAACAGGAACTGGTGACACAAAACCAGATGACCAAACATCTTTCGTTGAAAGAACTTGGTACGATAATCCATCTGGTGGGGGCGACAAAGCCTTCCCAGAAGTCGAACTTAAAACCGAATATCGTAGAAATCGTTGGATTACCTTTGCTCCTAAATATGACAATCTTATTTTAAGAGATATTCCAAATCCTTATAACAATGGAGAACTTCCAATCGTTGCTAAACATTGTTTCCCATTACTTGATTCAATTATAGGTCTTGGCGAATTTGAAAGAGGTAAAACCTTACAATACGCCATTAACTCATTGATTAATCTTTATTTGGACGCTGTTAAGTACTCAATTTTTCCACCAATTCAAATCAATCCAAATTCAGTCATTGCCTCTACTATTAAGTGGGGACCAGGTGAAAAATGGTTAACTAAGAACCCAGGAGTTGATATTCGTCAACTTCGTCTTAACCCAGGTGGACTTCAAACTTTCAATTCAACTTACGGTTTCTTAATTTCATCTTTGATGAACCAAGCAGGAACAACTGACGTTAACAATAACTCAACAACTGACTCTGGTCTTGGTAAAACACCACAAGCTGTCCGTTATATTGCTAACCGTGAGTCAGCTCGTGATGAATGGGATCGTACAATGATGGAAGACACTCTTCGCTCAGTCTACAAAAAATGGATTGACATGATTGTTTCAAAACAAGAAAAAACAATAGCCGTTCGTCTTTATGGAGAAGAAGCTAAAAAGATAGCTAAGAACTATCCTGATGTTGCTGAATTCTTTGCCGACGAAAACTACGGTGTTGCTCGTGTTGGAAAATCCGAAGTAAACGCGAAGTATGATTACGAAATAGAAGCTGGTTCTACAATGAAACCAGACCTTGAAGGTGAAAAGAATGGTATTGGAGAAATCCTTGCTATGGTCCTTAAGAACCCTCAAATCCTTGACGCTATGAAAACCAAAGGCAAAGATGTTGATCTTGGAGAACTATTCAAGAGATGGGTCGTTGCTGGTGGTACTAAAGATTGGGATAGAATCGTTATTGATTACGATCCTAAACTTGAAAAGAAAAGAATGATGCAAGAGGCTAAAGACCAAGCAGAAGTTCAAAAAGCTGTTCAAACCGCTCAAGAAAAAGAAGGAGTTCAACCAGAACAACCACAAGGTGGTCAAGGTGGACCAGATAATACCGCTCAAGCCTTACAACAAATGGTAATGGCTCAACAAGGTATGCAAGGAGCACAAGGAGCTCCTCAGATGGCTCCTCAGATGGC